CGCATCGATCATCGACTTCGACAGCTTCTGCAATCCTTGCGCGAGCTGATCGTTATCGGTGTTGGAGAGCTTCGCGGTCGCCGACAGATTCGCTAAGCCCTCGACGGTTGCGCCGGTGCGCTGACTCAATATCTCAAGGCTCGCGGCAGCCTCAATCGCCCCTTCGATGTGCTCCTTGAGCAGAGTAAAGCCCTCGGCCACAGATACCGCGATGCCTATTTGCTTCAGCGTCCCGACAACCGACTTGAATGCGCTGTCCATCCGCAGCGCACTGTCCTCTGCGCTTTTGCGGACCGCAGTCATGTCGCTGCTGAACTTCGCAACGTTGGCACTAATGTCAACGACAAGTGAACCGAGCGACGATGCCATCTACGCGTCCTTTACGCCAAACACGGAACGCTTGATCAATTTCGCCTGCTCTACCGGATCAGCCAGCAGAACGCCATCATCGCGCTCTGGCTTCTCGGTGAATAGCATGTAGTCCGATGGGCGCCGCGGCTCAGTCGGCGGCGCAAAGGAATGATTTGCCGTCACCGCAGCGAGGATCCCGGTCCGAAGGTCAGCGCGCCAATTGCCGAACGGATCTATGGCATCGAATGCCATCCATTCGGTCAGCTCGGCGCTGCTGATGCGCGCCAGCAATTCGCCCACCGTCATCCCGAGCGCTAGGGCGAGACGGAAGGTGAAGCGCCGTTCGGGCCGGGCGCGGAGTTTTTTGCTGCCGCTCCTACGTCGTCGGGCGCGAGGCCGTTGAGCCGTTGCGCCACGATAAATACGCGCTCGATTGCCGCGGCCGATTTAGCCGCCAAGTGCTCGATCTCATCCGGGCCGAATAGCAAATTGCCCTGCTCATCTACCGCGCACATGGCGACGAGTTTGGAACGCATGTTTGTTAGATTCGCCTCTCGTCGGCCGTTGGCCTGCACAACGGTGAGGGACTGTTCGAATCGATCACGGTCGCTTCCGGACATCATTCGCACGATCACCGCGCCGTCCCATTCCGGGACCTCGACGGTTTCGGTTTCGATGTCCTGAGCGGCGATGATGTCTTGCCGCGTCAGAATCTTCATGGTTAGGACCAAGTAACCGAGCCTGAAATCCTCGCGTCTACGTTGCGCCGTGCAATCGCATCGATGCCGCCGACCAGCGTGAATTTCTTGATGTAGGCGGTAAACGCCGCTGTCGGCGTTGTGCCGGCTGGCAGTACAACTTTCATCGTGCGCGATGTGCCAGCATTGTAAGCAGCCAGCAAGGCAGCCTGCCCGGCGTCACCGTTATCGTGGTCGCACTCGAAGCTGAACTGGCCGAAGTCGACCAAGCCCAGCGCAATTTCCTTGGCAGTGCTCTGAAGGTTCGTCTTGTCGAGCTCGGTCGCCGTGCCGTCCAGCCCGGTGAAGGTGCGGCAGTTGCCGATGAGCGTGTATGTGGTCGGGGTCGCCGTGCCGCTGCCGGCCGTGATGGTCTTGCCGGTCGTATCGACCTGCACCGCGAACGTATTGGTCGTCTTGTTCGTGACGGTGAAGCTCAGGCTGTTCAGCGTCGCGGCGTCTGCGCCGGTCAATCCGGCGATGGCGACCAGATCTCCGTTGCTGAAGCCATGCGCGGTTGCGGTCAGGATGGTCGGATTGCCGACGGCGACGCCAGAAATAGTCTTGGCGCCGCCGGTCCCCGTGGCAATCAAGATTTGCGTACCTTGCGCGCTGATTGCGGTTGATGGCATTTTGCGTCCTTTCGGTTAGTGCGTGGCCTTGCGGGTGGTGCTTGCAGTATCAGTTATAGTGCCAGATCGAGTAGTCCATCATCACGCGGTGCAGCCGCGTATCTTGTTCGTAGAAATCCTGCTCTCCGTTGTTCAAGTTTTTCGTCGCCCAGCCCAGCATCGCAACGCGCACGGCTGCGGCTGTGGCCTGCGCATCGGCATATGAGTTGGACCACACGTCGATTTGCATCCGCGTGTTATTGATCGGCGGATTGCCGTTGCCGTCCAAGATGTTCTCAACTTGAGAAATAACGCGCTGATAGACGATGTACGGCATCAGCGTGCCCTGCTTTCCGATGGATCCGTAGACGCGTTTCGAGCCGTCCCCATTCGGAACGAGTGGGCCGAGCAGCGTCACGAGGTCTTCTTGGATCATTTGACTCGGCGGCGTCTGAAAACGACCACTGCATGCACGATTTCAATGAACGCTTGCAAGGTCGCCACAATCGCAGCGGCAAGGATTAAGAAATTAAGCAGTGGCATCATCTTGGAGCACTTCCTGCCGACTTATCATCCGCTCCGGCAGCCACATCAGCTTTTCGCCGCAAGCGAATTGATAGTAATGCTCGCCATTTATGCCAAGAGCAAATCGCCATGAGTGTCCAAATCGCGCCGCGCATGCGCATGCGATCACCAATGGCGAAATTGCTGCCCTTGTCGGATTGATCTGACGTGTGAAGACGCGGAGCTACGATCATTGGGCGCGCGCCTCGCTCAACTCGGTGAACGTGATGGTCAGGATTGTTTTTACGATTTCGTCCTCTTCCATGACGCCCTTGACCTCAACGCCATAAACTATGTGTTTCCCATCTTGTAATTCCTGAGCAAAGTGCCGGAGTCTTGCGGCGATCGAGGCCGCTATCTCCGCGCGCGCGTTTATATTGCCATACGACATACTTCCGGCCTGCTCCGGCAAAGGCATGTAGTCGTACACGCTCATTTTGCTCATCGGTTCGCCTTTTCAATCTCCTTCGGAATCCGCTCTGCCATGTAGGCGCGCATGGCCTCAATCGCAGCATCTTTCTTTGCTTCGAAAGCCGGCCGCAGGAAAGGCTTGGCGGGCATGTTCGAAGTTCCGAATTCCACGAATCGCCCGTAGAACGCGTCCAGATTGAGCGCGCTCTTACCGCGTTTGACGGCCTGTTGCCGTTTACCCTGACGCACACCGACATAGAAGGTCTGCTGAACGGCGTTGGACAGCTCCGCGATCTGCTTCTGATAAATCGACTTCTTCAAAGTCCCCGGAGGCGGGTGACCTGCCTGCACCGAGCCTGTGTACTGGGGCGCCCGTAAGACGGCCTCCTTGCGGATTACGCTGGCACCCGCGTTCACCGCGCCCCGTAGCACGTTGCGCCCGACGCGGCCCGGCAATTGCGCAAGCTGCCGCTTGAAGTCCTCGAAACCCTGGATCGAGATGTTTTCGTAATTAGCCACTATTCATCCCCTCTCCGGCCAGGATCGTGATTTCGCGGTTGCGCTCATCCACATTCAGCGTCCCGTGAATGTTGAAGAGGCGACTGCCGTAGCGCAGGCGATATGCCGCCATCACCTTCGGATCGGCGAACCGCGCCTGATACCAAATCGTGATTTCGTGCGAAATCTCGACATTAATCGCTTGTGCGGCCTCGCGCTCGCGGGCGCTGAGCGGATTGATGTCGGCCCACACGGTGTCGACCGTCGACCAGGTCAACGGCTGACCACCGAACGAATCTTGCGTCTGAGCCTGCTGCTCGATAACGACCAAATGCCGAAGGTCGCCGGCTCTCACGGCAGCGATACCCGGAATTCATCGAGCAGACCCTCCATGAACGGCAATTCTTCGATGTGTCCGCGATTCAGGATGGCAACTTCCTCACGGTTCACGTACAGCGATGCCGCCCGGATCAGGATCCACCCGCGCATGCCTGATGGCACTTCTCCGACATAGCGCGAGCCGCGGCCATCACCGACATAGCTGGTGCCGGAACCGGCATCGGTCAGCATGATCGGATTGCCAGCCGCATCCGTCAGCGTGTAGACGCCAGCCGTGGCGCTGGCGATCAGGTAATCGGTCATGGTCTTCAGAGGCGTCGGCAGCGCGCCGCCCGAGTTTGAAAATCTGACCTTGTTGCCGATAACCCACTGCACTGGCCCTGAGACAACGATGGTCGATCCGGCGCGCACGAATGGCGACGCATAGCCGGCGTCGTAGGTGATCTGGACCGATCCGATCTGCGGCAGCGTGATCGGCCACACGCAACCGAAAGCGGGCGTGATGATGCCCGGCTGCATCGTCAGATTGGTGACATACGTCGCCGGATCCATCGTCAGCCAGGCGCCCGTCATGTCCAGGAAGCGGATCGAGACGACAGCAACGGCGGGCGCGCGCGGCAGCATCACGGCATAGCCCGGGATGTTGACGGAGTGCGCGAAGGGCAGCGGCGTGCCATAGCCGGCCTGCGGAAAGCGGTCCAGTACCATCACGAAGCGTGCGTGCAGGCATTGTTGCCGCGTCTTCATTTCGGCAGCCGCGCGACCCTGCGCGATGCACAGAGACAACCGAAGCGCCTGGGAATCGGCCGAACTGACCCGCATATGGTCGAGCGCCTCGGCTTGATCGATCGGCTCGGCAGTCGGCGCGGTCAGAACATATTCGGGCATCGCTCAGTCTTCGATAAAGCCCGGAGCGCTGGACCGCTTCGGGGTATTTCCGCATGCACAGGTGTTAGACGATCTGCACCACGGTCGCCGCGCCCAGGTTGATCGCGATCGGCGCCGCGGCATCGACTGGCGGCGAAAACCGCGGGGCGAAACCGTATAACACCGCGGAAACGATCGAGGAGGCGGTCCCGACGGTCAGCACCATCCCAATCCAGCCGAAGCCGTTATTGGTATCGAGATCCTGCGCCCGGCAATTTATGAGCGCCTGCTTGTTGTCGCCGCTCGCCTTGACGATCTGCGTGATCGCCTTGCCGCTGATGTCCTTCGCGCCTGTGCCGGCGTTGTCGGTCGCTTGCTGCAGCTTGAAATCGACGGTTGCCGATGTGCCCAGGATGCCGGTCTGCAGGGCGGCGAGGAAGGCGTGGAAGTTCTGGACCGGGACCCATACGGTCGTATTGGCGCCGGCGCCCTGCGAGACGGGATCGACGGTCGTCAGGACCGCGCAAACGTCTGTCGGCTTGAGGTTGGTTGGGATCATTGCAGTATCCTTATCAAGGCTGAGACGGTTAGCGGGCCGCGAGCTGGATGAACGGCGAAAGATTGTTGCTGCCGTTCGCCGGCTTGATCGGCGCGACGATGGTTGGCTCTCCGTCAATCCGGAACGTCGTGCGGAAGGCGGTCGCGTCGGCGTCGAAGTACAGATGCATCGATGTCGCCGTCTCGACTCCGCCGGCCTTCTGGATCACCCGGTAGTAACTGAAATCGTGCAGCTGCACGTCTCCCTGCGAGGTGAAGCTCTTGGCGTGCTGCGTGACGATCGCAGGGCGCCCGAGAATCATCCCGTACGGGTTGTCTTTGAGGCCGCCGATCGGGATGTAGATCGGGTAATTACCCAGCGTCATCGTGAATAGCGTTGGTAGCACGTCGTTGTTGATGAGCCAGATTGCGCGGCCGTATGAACCCTCAGGCA